GCAGGTCAGCCTCTCGCGCCTCGACGGCACGTACGCGTTCACCGACGACACCGAATCCCCCAACTGGTACGACACATTTCGGTGGTTCGCGCTGAGCATCGTCAAGTCCGGCGACTGGCCCGACGTCATGGAAGCCGCCGGATTCACGCTCCAGGACATCGCGAACAACTTCAGCACCCTGTCGGACATCGCGGCGTTCTTCCCCACCAACCTGCTGGCCATCGCCCAGTACGACTTCGGGCCCTGACGTGCTGGACATGTCCGCTACCGCGCTCGCCGTCGTCCAGGGCAGCTACACCATGGATATCCGCGCCGAGAGCTGGCTCGGCGGACAACTGCTCGCCGACAACATCCCCATTGGCGACGGCAGCGAGTCCCGCGACCGCTCTCTCAGCGTCCCCGAACAGATCAGCCTCACCATCCCCCGGCGCGACCAGGGATACAACTGGGACCCCGGCACCGACCCGACCCACCCGCTCGCCGCGTACGGGCAAGTCCTGAGGATCGACTACGGCGTCGACATCGGCGGCGGCCAGATGGAATGGATCAACAGGGGCTGGTTCCTCATCGTGGAGTCCAGCACCGACGGCGACAGCGTCACAGTCGCCTGCCAGGGGCTCCTCACCCTCATCGACGAGGCCACCCTCGTCGCACCCTTCCAGCCCAGCAGCACGGACACTCTCGCCTCCATCGTGCGCGCCCTCGTCGAACCCGCTCTCACCGTCAGCTTCGACGGCACCCTCGTGGACCGTGCGGTCCCGCTCGGCATGCAGTGGGACACCGACCGGCTCGGTGCCATCACCGAGGTCCTCGACGCATGGGGAGCGGCCGAACGCGTCACCGAGGACGGCTACCTGCTGATCGAGCCCGTGAGCGATGCGGGCGCGCCGGTCCTGTCCATCAGCGACGACCGGGAGACAGGGACGGTTGTGCGCTGGCAGGGATCGACCACCCGCGACGGGGCGTACAACTGCGTTGTCGCGTCCGGGGAGGACTCGGCCGGCAACCAGATCCAGGGGGTCGCCTACGACGGTTCCGGGACATCCCCATTCCAGTACGGCGGCCCCTTCAACCCGCTGCCCGTGCCGTTCGCCTACCAGTCGTCGCTGCTGACGACGGTGGCCCAGTGCCGTACGGCCGCCGCCGCGCAGCTCACGCTGCTGCGGCGCCAGGCCTTCCGGCGGCTGGCCGTCACGATGGTGCCCCACCCCGGGCTCGTCACCGGCGACATCCTGTCCGTCACCGGTGCCGGCCTCACCGCCGCCCGCTGCGTCATCGAGTCCCTGTCGCTGCCCTACTCGCCCGGCGAGCAGAGCCTCACCGTGCGCGTGCTGTAGGGGGCGAGATGGCCGACTTCGCAGACTCACGCGTCTCGACAGCTGGTCTGGGATCCGTGCGCGGTACGGCTCAGACCGCTGCGGCCTCCGGCGCCTGCCTGGTAAAGGTCGGCGGCATCGTCGTGACGGCCCGCGTGGCAACCGGCCTGACCGTCGCCATCGGCAACATCCTGCTCCTCGCGAGGCTGGGCAGCACGTACTACGTCACGAACGTGATCCCCGCGGCCCCGACGTCGACCCCGGCGACCCCACCCCCGACAGACACGGCACCCCCCGACACCGGTGACGCGCCACCGGCCCCGAAGCCGGTCGTCACGACGGGCACCCTGACATGCGTTCCGACGGCCACCGCCTGCTACCGCGACGGCAGCTGGCGCTCCGACGGCGACCCCACCAACAGCTTCGATCTCTACCAAGGCAGGTACGGAGGCTCGTCGTACGGCCGCAGCACGGGCGCCGCGTTCTACGGCTCCAAGCCGCACACCCTGAGCGGCGCCGCCTGCACCAAGGCCACCGTCAAGATCAAGCGGCTGTCGGCCGGCGACTTCTCCGCCCGTTCCGCCACCCTGCGCCTCATCTCCCAGACGAGCCGCCCGGGCGGCGCGCCCACCCTCAACGAATCCACCTCCGGCCCGAGCCTCACGATCGGCTCGTCGACGACGTTCACCCTGCCCACCTCGTGGGGGCAAGCCCTGATCGACGGCACCCGCGGAGGCATCGGCATCAGCGTCAGCAGCGACGACCCGTACATCCACCTTGCAGGCCGCGGCAGTTGGTCCGCGGCCTTCACCGTCTCGCTCTCCTGGAGGCGCACGTCATGACCGCCAACACCTCCAAGGGCATCACATATCCGCAGTCCACGGACCACACCCGCCTGTGGGAGCACTACCAGGCCCTGGCCACGACCGCCGACGCCATCATCATCGGCAACAAGGACGTGCAGGTCTTCACCTCCAGCGGCACGTGGACGCGGCCCGCGAACGCGATCCTCGTCGACGTCCAGGTACAAGGCGCGGGTGGGGGCAGCGGAGGTATCGCATCCACAGGCTCCGGGCAGGCCTCCTGCGCGCCCGGTGGCGGGGGCGGAGAGTATGCACGCGGTCTGTTCCTGCCGACGACAACGGGCGCCAGCGTCGCCGTGACCGTCGGCGCCGGTGGCGCCGGCGGCACCGCAGGCGCCAACGCGGGTGCCAACGGGGGCACTTCCTCTTTCGGCGCGCTGATCACCGCAGTCGGCGGCACTGGCGCCAACGGTGCCGCCGCCACATCGACGAACGTGTCCAACGGCGGCGCGAACGGCGGCACCGGCGGCACCGGCGGCGACACCCGGATGCCCGGAGGCGACGGCGGCAACGGCCAGGTGATCTCTGCGATCGCGCTCAAGTTCAACAACGGCGGCTCGGCGGCCCTCGCGAACATGCGCCGGGCTTCCGGTGTCGCCGCCACCACCACCACAGGCTTCGACGGCAACCCGTACGGCGGCGGCGCGTCGGGGCCCGCCAACGGAGCCTCGCAGTCCGCTGTCGCCGGATCGAATGGTGCGGCCGGCGTCGTCATCGTCACCACCTACACGGCATAGGAGCAGGCATGCCCCTCGATACCCCGCAGACCAGCCAGTCCGACGTCACCTGGACAGCGTCCGGCCGCTACAGCGCGCAGAGCGCGACCACCTTCCAGCTGCACATCACGACAGAGGGGACAGCGGAGACCGAAGCGGAGGGCGACGCGCTCCTCCAGGCACTCATCGACCTCCTGTCCAGCCGCTTCCCCGGCGTCACCGGCACCAAGGGCTACACGGCGTACACGACGCGCGCCATGACCCTGTCCTCCTGACCCGGCTCGAAGGAGTACCGCCATGCCCCAGCCAACCGTGGGCCGCATCGTCCACTACGTCAGCTACGGAACGCCCGGCGGCGAGTACAGCAAGGAATGCCGGGCCGCGATCGTCACCGAGGTCATCAACCCCGACCTCGTCGGACTCTCAGTCCTGAACCCCACCGGGATGTTCTTCAACAGGGAGATCACGCACGACGAGAGCGGAACTGTTGGCGGCACCTGGCACTGGCCGGAGCGTGCGGAATGACCTATCCCGAAGCGCGAACGTTCTGGCTGGAACCCACCGACCGCATCGCAACCGGACTGCGCCGGTACGCCGATCGTCACCTCGGCGCAGGCTGCGCAGAGTTCACCTGCGCGGCCGGCTATCACTCGGCTCTCGTCTTCACCGGCCAGGACGATGCAGTCTTCGACGAACGGGACGGATACCGAGTGCTCGCCGTACGACCGCTCGTCAGGCGGGACGACCCGCAGTGGCCCGCACGCTGCGCCTGCGGGTACGCCTTCGTCGATGACGATCACTGGCAGGAGTGGCAGGAGCTGATCTATCTGCGTCCCGACACCGGCGAGCGCTACACGCTCCGGGAACGGCAGGCGAATGATGTCAGCGCACCGTCTGCGGCGCCGCCCGGCGCCATGTGGGACGCCTGGTGGATGCCCCCGTCGTGGGCTGGCCCCGACGGCATCCACCTGATGGTGCGTCTCCCCAACGGCCGGGACTGGCAGGTCGACTCCCAGGCCTCCAACTGCACCCGGCCCGGCGAACCCCACCAGTGCTGGGTGCGTCACGGCGACCCCCGCGAGTGTCGGATCACCGTCGACAAGAACGGCGACACCTGCGCGGCCGGAGCCGGGTCCATCCAGGCGGCCGACTACCACGGCTTCCTGCGCGACGGCGTGCTCACCGCAGGCTGAAAGGACCGACGATGACGATCAAGGGCATCGATGTCTCGAACTACCAGTCCGCGACATACGACCTGACCGGTCACG